ATGCAAAATCAGAACAACTTGCAAAAGAAGCGTTGAATCTTCAGAAGAAAATAGCTCAACAACAAATTGTTTCTTCAAAAGTAGGACAAGAAAGAAACAACTTACTCAAAGAGCTAGAACTTAAAAATGCAAATGCTAGTTTAAAATTAAATTTTTATTCTGCAATGAGAGAGCAAAATTTTAAAGAGAAAAAATTTCAAATTGAACAAGATCAATTTGATAAGAGTTTAAATGCAACATTGCAAAAAATACCTTCACAGGATCTTAGAACACTTTATGATGCAGGTCTCGTTACATTAAAAGATGAAAGAAAAGGGCTGATTCCAGGTAATTATACCGTGGCTCCAGAAGGACAGAAAATTCTTATAGGTGTTGTCAAAGATGAATTTGGTGGTGACGTATTAGCAAAACAAAGACAAAGTTTGGAACAGAAAATTTTATCAGAAGAGGGAAGAGTCAAAGGGATTGTAATGGGAGAAGAATTTGACAAAAAATCTTTTGGAGTAAAAGCAGATGCTTTTGTTACTAAATTTAATAAACTAAAAGCAGATGATGATCCTATGGCTATAACTTTAGACTATCTAGATTTAGCTCAAGAAGTTAACGGAAAAATAAAATTATCTCAAGTTCCATTAATAATACAACAAGAGTTACTAAGACCTCCTAGCACAGCTCAAAAAAATAGAGGTGAAACAGAAACACTATTAGAAAAATATGCTAATAGATTTGATGAAAATGATGAAATGTTCAAAAGAGAATTTAATTTATAATAAGGTAACTAATGCCAAAATATATTATCGATGGACGAGCTTATTTTTTTAAAGACAATTTAAGTCAAGAAGAAGCAGAAGAAAGAGTTGCTAACAGAACGTCTGGTATTATCTCAAATAGAAAAGGAGAACCAGAAGGAACTTACAAAGATCCAAAGTATGAAGGGTTTTTCACAGAAGCGGGTGAGGGTGTAGTTTCTGGTGCTATTGGTATTGTGCAAGGTCTAGCAGAGACAGCAAGTCTTGTTCCAGATTTAATCTTTGATACAAACTATGGAAGTGCAGTTACTAAATTTGCAAATGATTTGAGAGACGCAGGTGGTATCGACCCAGCAGGTGCCGTTGGTAAAATAACAGAAGCAGTTGTTCAATTTGGTATACCTGGAGTAACTGCGGCTAATATTGTGTCTAAAACTGGAAGAGTAGCAAGAATTGCAAAAGGAAAGCCGAAGATAGGTGTCAAAAGAGTCAAAGGTACGGATGTAGAACCAAGAGAATTAGGAACACCAAATCGTTTTGAAGGCACAATAGGCGGTAAAGAAGTTAAATTAAAAGGTGGTAAAAGAGGTGATGTAATAAAGGGAAGACCCCAAGCCTTAAGTAAAAGTCAGAGATTTGGTTTAGCTGCAAAACAAATAGGTGCAGCTGGTTTAGCAGATGCAATAGTCTCGACTGATGGAACACAAACCATCGCTGATTTTTTTGACAATGATTATATAGGCACAGATAAAAGAGTCGGTTTAGAAGGAAGAGAAGAAGCAGCTCGAAGATTGTTTAATAAAATAAAAGTTGGTTTTGAAGGGGGTGTTGCGACTGCCGTTGTACCCAAAGTTGTAGGAACAACTTTATCTGGTGTGGCAAAAGTTGGTGCAACTAGAATACCTGGTGTTGATAAGAGTGCCGCAGAAATACTTGCCGCTGTTCCAAACAAGGCGATTGATACAACAAAACGATTAATTGCAAGACAAGAAGAAAGAGTTGTGAGAGGCACAGCAACAGGATTAGACAAAGCAATAGGTAATGCTTTGTCTATGTTAAGATATAGACAGTTTCTTGATCCAGAATCTGCCAACATTAGATCTTTAATTAATCCAGCAACAGAAGCTAACATAAAAGCTGGTCGTGCAAAGTTAAAAAAAATAGATCAAAAAATTAAAGAAGTATTAAAACAAGATGCCTTCAAAGATGCACCAGAACAATACAAGAAAAAATTCATTGATAACTTTATGGATGTATTAGAAGGTAAACAATACAATCAAATAGATAGTCCGTTTCCAAAGGATCTTTTTGATGTATACAAAGAAGCGAAAGACGTAATTGATGGATTGTCAAAACAAGTTAAAAATTTAGGTATTGTAGAAGAGCTACCAACTGTAACTGGGAAAGGTGTTACTCAAGCACAGTTTAGATATTTTGTAGATAAAAACATAAGAGAAGGTGGCTATCTAACAAGACAATATAATATTTTTAACGATAAAAATTTTAATTTAACAGACCAACAAATAACCGAAATTGCTACAAAAATAGTAGACAATAGAGGTGTTGACTTTAAACATGTTCAAGACATTTTAAGTCAAACACAATATAGTTTTGACGATGCAGCGAAAACAAGATTTGCAGCTGGAGAAGATAGTCTTTCTCAAGAGGCTGCAAAAGAATATATTAAATTAGTTTCCATAGCCGCGAAACAAAGACGTGGTACTGGTTTGGAAAGTGGAAGACTTGCAAAGGTTAGAATCAACACTGCACTTGTTAGTAAAAGAAAAGTAGATAATGAAATACTAAGAGAGATATATGGTGAAGTAAGAAACCCAAGAGAATCTTTTATCACAACTATTTCTGAAATATCTAATTTAATAGGATCAGATAAATTTTATTCTCAGTTGAGAAGAGTAGCTGATAAGAACATAGCAGAGTCTGCCGAGAAAGGTATTCAACCTATATTTCGTAGAACACAAGATATATTAGAAGCAGAAGCAACAAGACGAGGACTTGCTAGTGCAGACGACTTAACAGAAACAGACGTTAAAACAATACTAGATAGACAATTCCCAGATTTTAAAGTTTTGGGCAGACACGGTGAAGATGGTAATTTTGTTGGAGGAACAACAGCTTCTCAAAGTGTATACGGTAGAATGTTTGGTTATGCTGTTCCTACAGCCATGTGGAAATCTATGACCTCTCCTATTTATGCAGATGACGATAACTTTGGAATGTTATTAAGATACATATATGCTCCTCTGTTAAAAGCAAAAGGTATCACACAATACACAAAAACTATTTTATCTCCTATCACACAAGTAAGAAACGTAACTTCTGCTTTTGGTTTTGCTCTTGCAAATGGAAATGTAGGTAAAGATAGTAGTGTGGGCACTTCTGTTAGTTTAGTTCTAAGAGATATACTAGGTAAAGGAGATGATTACACAACCAAATACCTACAAGATTTACAGAACAGAGGTATCATTGGTAGTTCGGCTCAACTCAGAGAGATACAAGATAACTTAAGAAAAGGACTTGGTTTTAAAAGAGCAGAGTTTGAAGAGCTTGAAAGACAAGCAGCTGGTCGTGGTGATCTAACAACTTCAATGGATTTGCTTAAAAAAGACAGCCGTTTAGGAAGATTTATGACAAGTGTTGTCAAACCTCCTTTTGAATTTGCAGAAGACTTATACAAAGGTGGTGATGATATTTGGAAGATTTACAACTATGAGTTTGAACTTGCTAAGTTAAGAAATGCAAGAATCAAATCTTTAAATAAAGCACGAACCTTGAACCAAGAATTAAAGTATAAACAAGATTTCTACGGACACATAAACGCAAAGCCAAATACAAATATAGATGAAGCTATGAAACAACATGCAGCAGATGTTGTGAGAAACACTGTTCCTAACTACGAACTTGTCCCAGAGTTTATTACTGGTTTGAGAGGATTGCCACTTGGTAACTTCATAGCGTTCCCAGCAGAAATTTTAAGAACTGGTTATAATATTTTAGAAATGGCTTTAAAAGAACTAGCTTCAGACGATGCAGCGATAAGAGAAATAGGTATGCGTAGATTAATGGGAGCTACAGTTACATTTGGAACAGTTGGTCCATCTCTTGCAGCGTTTGCCAAATATATGACTGAAACTTCAGAAGAAGAACTGGATGCAGCAAGAAGATTAGGTCCATATTGGCAAAGAAATTCAGAACTCATTCCAGTAGGACGAGATGAAAAAGGTAATTTAGAATACATAGATTTTAGTAGAACAAATCCTTATGATTATTTATCAAGACCTTTTAGAGCTGCAGTTAATGAATTAGATTCCAGTGGTAAGTTAAGTAGAGATGGATATGAAAGAGTTGCAGACGCAGCTTTGGAGAGTTTGTATGAGTTTTTTCAACCTTTTGCCGATCCTTCGATTGCATTTGAAGCCGTATCAGACATAGCTCCAAAAGCATTGTTTGGACGAGGAGGAGAAACAAGAGAAGGTGCGATTGTGTATAGAGAACTTGATCCTCTTTCAAAGAAGACTGAAAAAATAATACTTCATTTATTAAGAGCAATCACTCCTAGTATTGTTCCAATAGATATACCAATAGGAGCAGAACTCGATCCGAGTGCAGCCAAGTCTATTAAGTTATCTCGTTTTGCTAGAGGTGTTGTATCTCCAGGTGAAAAAGACCCTTTGACTGGTAAAAGTTTTACTCGTTCTGGTGAATTATTTAGAGCTTTTACTGGATTACAATCTGAAACAATAGACATGGAAAAACAACTTAAATTTAAATCTGTTGAGTTCAAAGAAAATAGATCACAGGCAGCCTCTATTTTTAACCAAATTAAAAGAGTTGAAGATCCTACATACGATCAATTTGTTTCACAATGGATTCAAGCAGATAATGCGAGGTTAAAAACATTTAGAAAATTTAAATTAATGATTGATGACTTAATTACTTTAGGCATGGATCCAAGAGAGATAAGAAGAAAGTTAAGAAAAGAACACAAGGTAGGAAAGGATGAAATAAATTCTCTTTTTAAAGATAGGTATGAGCCTTTTCAACCTAGTGAAGATACTATAAAGTTTTTTAGAAGAAAAAAAGTGGAGTACCCAAAAAGATTAATTAAAGATCTACAAATGCAGAGAGAAGATATACCTCTTTCAAAGTTTATGGAACCAGAGTTACAAACTTTTGAGGAGGATCAGACAAGTATGGTGCCTCCAGGTGAGGACTCTGATACTCCTACACCACTATTTAGTGTACCAACAAATGTTGTAGAAACAGCACCCACGAATGTTTCACCAGTGGCTAGTATACCATCCACAGATCCTCTATTCGGAGAATCGGCAACAAGACAAATCGCTTCATTTTTGGGTAGCGATCCAGAAAGTGTTTTAAAAAATTTACAAATAGCACAAAGGAATCCTAGAGTATGAGACTTACACCACACTTTACTTTAACTGAGTTTACAAAATCACAGACAGCAGAGCGAAAAGGTATCGATAACACACCAGAGCCAATACATATTAAATGTATGGAGACACTTTGTTTGAATGTGTTGGAGCCTATCCGCGAACACTTTGGTAAACCTATGACAGTAAATTCTGGGTATCGCAGTGTTGATTTGTGTGAAGCGATTGGATCAAAATCTACTAGTCAACATGCAAAAGGAGAGGCGGCGGACATAGAAATACCAGGCATAAGCAACGCAGATCTTGCCGTATTTATTAAGGATAATCTTTCTTTCGATCAACTTATTTTAGAATGTTACGATCAAACAAAAGGCCCCAGCTCTGGTTGGGTGCATGTATCTTTTGTAGGTCAACCAGAAAATAGAATGGATGTATTAACTTATGATAGATCAAATGGATATAGGAAAGGTTTGATTTATTAAAAGATGACTACATTAGTTGTAAACTTACCCTCGATAGATGTATGGGTGCGAAAGGAATATTTAAGAGATGGCGAGGATGGTCATGGTGAATTTGTCAAAGGTGTTTGGGTTACTGCGAAATCTATTCCAGGCCGAGCTTTCTACTTTGAGACTTACCTTCCAGACTATGGTGCTCTTTATGATAAATTACCTATCTCTGCTTTTACTGTTGAACCACAAACTCCGAATCCAGATATGGATCTTTATAATCTCCAGTTTTGGAATTGCATGGATTATGGTGTGGTGGCAGTCAGTAAACAATTTATAGGTTCAATGGACTTTGAAGTATACACAAGAGATCACGGCATACTCAAAGGCTCTTATGTTTGCACACTTGATAATTATCATGAAAGCATAGACAACATTGATTATTCAACGAGTGAAAAACCAGCAGAGCATAAATCGCATAATCTTATAGAATTAGAAAACGGACAATTTTGTTTATATCCAAACAATAGAATGAGAGTGTACGACAATTCACTCACACCAGATGAACCCTTACAACCAGATTTCAAAGTGAGTACAGAAATATATCAAGTAGAGAATGGACAAAAGTTTAGACTCGGAGATACAGACGAATATTTTTGGAAAGCAAAAGATGAATGATCGAGTTTTTACTGGTGTTTATGATAGATGATAGAGTTGTTGACAGAACGCAAAGATTTAAAAGTGTAGATAGGTGTTTGTATTTTGCTGAAAGATTGACAGCTCAACCAAATGTTCCTAACAAAGACGGAAATCCTGGTGTAATTACGGCATATTGTAAGCCTGTCAAAAAAAATTAAGCTCTCAGATGCCCACAGAAAGCCAAAATGAAACTCTTTGGTGTGATATAACCTAAAAATGTCTTTGCTTTTGTACGCTAACACAGGCTCGATTATCCGACTTCACCCCAATTTTGACCTATTTCAACGTCTACTTCGAAGGGTATTTTAAGTTCTGGTATACAATTACGCATAATCTCTTCAATTTGATCTATTTGTTTAGCAGTCTTAGAATTTTCTATATTAAAACATAGTTCATCATGCACAGTTAACATAGGAGATAGTCCAGCTTCATAACAATCAACCATAGCTTTCTTAGTTTGATCGGCACTTGAACCTTGAATCAATCTATTCAGTGCCTTGTATGTAAAAGCTCTTCTGATTCTACCCTTGCCACCATACTGATCTATTGCTTCTTTCATGGGTAATGCTTTGTTATATGTGTAAGAAATAGGTTCATACATATTAAATCTACATTTACGGCCCAACCAAGTTCTAATCACACCACTCTCCGCAGCTCTTCGCATGGCTTTTTCTGATACAGATTTTAAGAATGGAACTTTATCATTGTATTTATCGAGCAAACTTGTTGCGTCCTCCATTGAAAGATCAAGTATGTTTGCCAACTTACCTTTGCCCATACCATACATCAAACCAAGATTTACTGTCTTCGCTTGTTTTCTGGGTATATCCGCTATGTCTGCAACAATCTGATGAAAGTCAGCTTGTCCTTTTTTATACAATGCTACAACATCATCTATCTGTGGATGTCTATCAATACCAGTTAAAGTTGCACAATAATGCACAAGCCATCTTGGTTCTTGTGAAGCATAATCAAACGATCCCCACTCACAATCTGCCTCTGGAATAAACAATCCTCTAATTATTTTCTTAATATACGGATCTCGTGCAGGTATCTGTTGCAAATTAGGATGGCTTGAGCTAAACCTACCAGTAACAGTGCCTCCACCGTCAGAACGTAAAGGATGAAAATCACAATGTATACGACCATTATGAGAGTGTTCAAGAATTGTATCGATAAAAGTCGTATTGGCTTTGTTGACCTCCCTAATCTTTATAATTTTTTTCGCAATCGGATGGCTATGGTTCGCAAGAAACTGTTTTGTAAAGGCGGGGGCCCTGGATTTTTCTGTGCGAGAATAAGAAAGTCCTACCGCGTCAAAGACCTTTGCTACAGATGTAGCGACCCACGGTTCAAGATGCACTTTTGTATCCGCGGCTATATCATCAAGTAGTTTTTTTTCTAAAGCTATAAGTTCTTTTTTAACCTGCTCTGCTTTTGGTATGTCAACTCGTACCCCTTTTGTTTTCATATCAAGAAGTAAAGGTGTTAGTCTTGTCTCCAAGTCAAAGATACCACTACACTCTTCTTTTGTTATCTGCTTTCGAAGCTCATTCCATAATCTCAAAGTCATTGTTGCATCATGTTCTGCATACGCACCGACATAACGAGGTGGTAATCTCCACATACCAGACTTCGGATCCACACCAAATTCTTCGGCAGCACTCTTGAGCATCTTTTCATCTTTGTATGTTCCAAGATAATCTCCAGCAAGAGAGTTAAGATTATAATATCTTCTATTCTCATTGAGTAATGGTGCAGCCACCATCGTATCTCTGATCTTACCTTTGACTTCTATACCCTCTGCTCGAAGCCAACCAAGATCGTACAACGCATTGTGGAACACGAAAGTTTTAGTTGTATCTTTGCATAAGTCTGTAAGCCATTGATATATAACTCTTTTTGGCATGTTACCAACTGTATGTGCCACTGGAAAATACCAAGAGCTATCTCCAGCTGCAACTGCTACACCTATAATATGTCCGTCTTTTCTACACCAACCAGGTCCTAACTTTAAAAGATTCTCATCTCTTGTCTCCAGATCTATGGCTATCGTATCATACTGCGATAGATCTGGTATCGTTTCTGGTGGAGTCCAATCAGAATCCACATTACCCCATGCTACATCTTTTATATCTTGTTCAAGTAGATGGTATTGATCACTTGTCATTTTTTTCCTCTGCTCCTAACGCACCGTATCCACAAATATCCACCCATGAATCTTCATGGTTTGGTGTGTTCATAAGTCTAGACATCTTAACAGCAACCATAGCTAAATATACCATAGGCACTGTAACTTTAACCCCAAACAATACACTCCACATTGTAGCAATTCTTTGATGATTAAGTCTAGCATCTCCATATACTTCTGCTCTTTCGGTGCTAACTAGACCTTCTGCTTTTTTTAATGCTTTGTCTCTTTTCATTTTTTAAGTTCCTTTATTTCTTCTTCTAATTTTTTTATTTTAGACATATAGCTATCTTTAATAGCTTGATCTCTTCTCTCTCTATATGCTTTAGCTCTACAATTTGCACCACAATACACAATCCCTTGTACTTTATTTTTTTTACCGAGTGTTGCAATCCACACTCTCTTTTTTGTAATTTTTTTACATTGTGGACATTCATTGTCATAAGTTTTAGTTCTCTTTAAATTTTTTATTTGCAACATCAAATTAGAAACATCAGAGTCTAATTCTTTTTTTGCTTGTTCATAAGTTTTCATAAATCAAACCCATACCTTCCTGATTTTTCTATTATATGTAATTCTTTCTTTGCTCTTGTTATACCAACATACCACACTCTTCTCTCGGCATCTTGATCTTCACTCTCGACACATGCTTTTGTTGAATCCATAAGTATTGCTACATTATCCGCTTCTCCTCCTTTTGCTCTGTGTATTGTCGATACACGGATTCTAGGATCTGCCGACAAAATTTTCTCTCCTCGTCTTCTGACAGAGACTATGTATGCAACAACTTGTTCTGATAATTTTAGAACTTTTTGCCATTCCATAAAATGATGTGCTTTAAACCCACATAAATTTTTCAAATGTTCTAAATTATATTCTAAATCATCAACAAGATTACCCATAGCTTTTCTACCAGCTTTTGTTATCAAAGATGGGTCTATAAACTTGGCGAAAGTTTTTAATTGACTTTGATCACAAGATTGTCCTTTTTGTAATGCTATCCATACTTCTATTGCTAACAATACATTTAATGATACAGACCAACCCTCACCCTCTCGCCAGAATATGTAGCCTTCTTCTCTAAGTTTATTGCAAACTTGCTTTGCTATATAATTTGTTCTTGTAAGTATCAACCACTCGCCTTCTCGCATATCTACATCAAGAATATTATTGTGCCAAGTCACCATGCCTTTTTCTTCTGTAGGTCCCCATTCCTTTTTTTCTCTTTGCACTATTGATTTAGCAAGGTTTTCTGCCCACACATGTATATGATTAGGAACACGATACGATTTATGTAGAATATATTTAGTTTCACTGGCATTTAAAAAATGTTTTACATCTACACCCATCCAAGAGTATATTGCCTGGTCATCGTCTCCAGCATAGTAAACTTTTTTTGAATTAGGAACGAGAACATCTTTTACCATCTTCCATTGTATTGGTGCTAAATCTTGAGCTTCATCTATAATTAATAATTCAAACTCTGGTGATGTCCCACCTTTAATAAATTTTTCTATCATATCTATAAAATCAAACTTACCTTTTCTCTCTTTGAAGTCTTTAAAAGCTTTATCTAGAATAGCTAACTGTTGCAAATTCATATCGTAATTCCAGCCTTTGTAAAATTCTTCTTCTAAATTTGTTTGTTTGACACGGGCAAACTGAATTAAAGACATGTATTTGTCCCCACCCGCACCAACGGAAAACAAAGGCCCCTCTTCCATATTAATTATTTGTGTTGTTCTAAAATCCAAACCAACTAAAGCACCAAGCTCGTTATAGTCACGACCAGACATTACTTCTGCCGTGCTCAAGCCAAGCCAACTAAAAGCAAGAGAGTGTAATGTTCTGAAAAATAACATATCTTTGTGATCTATTCCTAAAGATGTAGTTGCTCTCGTTCTTGCCTCCTCGGCTGCTTTCCTACTAAAAGACATAAACCCTATCCTCTTCGGATCTGTGCCTTTGGATAATTCTTTTTCTACTATTTTAATTAATGTTGTGGTCTTACCTGTTCCAGGTGGACCGAATATTGTTGTCTCTGTCAAAACGGAACCTCATCTTTTTCTATTGTTATTGGTTTTATTTCTACTTCTGCTCCAAACTCTGGTATCCACCAAACCCTAACGGATTTCCATTTGCCTTGTGATGTTTGAAACTTCTTAACTACAGAGCTGTCTCCATTATTTACTTCTTTAAGTCTCTCTTGAACTTGTGCTCTGGTATAATTATCGAACTTTCTATTCCGTAGAAACTCCATCAAAGAATCTATCTTGAAATAAGTTCTTGCTTCTTCTGATTCTGTAAATGGTTTACCAAGAACGACCTCTTCAAAACTTTGGGCCTGGACTCTGCCCGTACAAAAAAGTTCAAGATAAGATAGAAACTGTCCTTTGTATGTTAACTCTTGTGGCACAGCTATTTCGTTACAGTTCTCAAGAAGACCGTTAACTTGTACCTCCCAATCACTATCTTTCATCTTTGGTGGCATGAAGTTTAACTGCTCCATACATGCTCTTTGAAATAGTCTCGGAGCTTGTAGTTCTTCTGTTGTAAGTTCTAATCGTCTACCATCTATATCCAAGAACCATAAACGAGGTTCTGATAATATGACAGACAAGCCACTGATTGCAGGCATGGATGTTGTTCCAATACCATGTTTAAGTCCTCGGCACACACCTTGATTACAATGTGAGGACATAGGCTCGTCTTTACATAAATACTGATATTCTTTCTTTTCTAACTGCGATTGTATTGTAACAATCTCGGCAGCAGGTAATGGTGGTGTAAAATGTTTTACATTTAACTCCTCCAACTGCGACTTCCAATTATTAGGTTGAGACTTTTGTAAAAAAACACCTAACTGAAAAGCGACTTTGTTTCTGCCACCTTCATGCACTCCAACAGATAGCATAGCACGAAGGCATGGCACAAAACCTGGAAACAAATTAGGTTTACCACCCACAGATATTTGCATAAATTTATTCGGATCACATTTTATTGTTCCCAAATGTTGAATAAATTCTTTTAAAGTAGCTTCAACATAAGTCTTGCCAACTTTAATTATAGCGAACCTCAAAGTTTTTTCTGCATCAAAGTATGGTAGATTGATGAAGTTGCCCACATCTCCTCGCTCTACCAATACTTGCTCTTGCTTTGGAAATATCTCACAACGTCCATGTCCAAGAGCTGCAGCTATCTCGGCAGCTTTGTCTCTGAAGTCTGCCGCTTCCATCCACTTTGTAAAGAAAAAGAATATATGTGCACCTCCACTTTTACTACGGCACACGATACACGGAACTTTTAATTCTTCTAACTTATCGACCAACGCATTATGGTCTAGTGGATATTCATCTATATCAAGAGCACCAAACTTACACTTGTTGTGTTCGTTGATAGGTATTGCACCAACACCTTTCTTGCCATCAATATGTCCTTGTAATAATTCTAATGTTAGTGGTTGTCTTACGATAAATGATTTGGCTTTCTGTTTGCCGTTCATTCTTTGGTTGGAAACTTCCGTTTGTCCATGAGCACCACCGAACCCTTCAAACGCAAGTAATAATTCTTCTGTTAAATTCACTCTTCACTCCAAAAAATTAGAGAGCCGTGCAAGTGGAGGATTTAACTTGCACGACCCGTTGTATTTAAAACGGTACTTCGTCCTCTTCTCTTGATGACATTTCATCAGCAGACGCGGCAGCCATTTTAACTTCCCCCTTACTTACACTTTGATACATAGTACGAGCTTCTAGCATCATCTTCTCTATCTCTGGTGTAAGTTCATTTACACGATCCAACTTGTAATTATACCACGAACCTTGGTCATTCTTCTCCAAGATCGTAGTTATATTCCAAGCCGTTCCGTAAATCGGCATAGCATTACCAGATGGTAATCTAATGCTATTCTTTAACGTATTCCATCTACGAGACACTTTTAATTGTGTCTTTTTCATGTCAAGAACACTCGGTGCAAAAGTCCCATCAGCAGATTGTGCAATGACTAAATGTTGATGTGCTCTTACCAACTCATTACCATTAGGTAACATCTCTATGCTACCCTCACGAGTTGTCATAGCTATGTCTTTATCATCAGCAGTAAGTTCTTTTACGAACCCACCACCAGATGATCTTAACATAAACTCCAAGAACTTCTTCTCAAAGAAACAAGGAACAACAAGAATACCTTCATCTGATTTAAACACTTCTTGTGTAACAGTATTAAAAATATCTCCTTGCTCGGCACCTTTAATATACAGAGGATCATCCTTCTGTAACTGTGGAGACAATGCTTGAATAATCCTAATAAAAGGTATCTGCATATCTTCCGTTGTGATGTTCTCAAGACCAGCACCAGAATCAGCTTCTAACATTTTATCTAACTCTGATACCACCACTTGTGTGGTCTTTTTCTGTGCAATCTGGTTCATTACTGACCTCCTTTTATCTTAGCACGGTTGCCCTGGTATACACCAAATAGATCAAAGTCTATTTCTTTACCACTTTCAATTCTATTCTTCACCCAGGTTTTTAAAGTCATTGGATGCACATGCTGTTTCTTTTGTGGTGCAAAGCCTTTGCTCTCTAAATCTGCAACCACAACACCAGCTTGATTATCTTGACCCATACTGAAGCTAACAACAACTTCGTTCTTGATAAGATCGCCTTCTCCAATATCTCTTAGGTATTGGAACGCCTCTTGTTTCTTAGTTTCGGGTATCCTCGCAGAAACAAACTTATCAACCGTAACTTTATTGCCATCTACTTGTAGACTTTCAACACCCATAGTCTGCATTATGGAAGGAATGTCTTCCTCATCAACAGATCTTTTCTTTTGTTGTAGGTCTTTTAGTAGTGCTTCGGTATCTTTAATCTGTCGATCTAATTCTACAGATCTACGGATTAATGACGACAAGTCTTTGGTGTCGCCTTCTCTGACTTTATTAAATGCTTGAGGGTCAGCTGCCTCTTGCTCGAATAGTGAATACACATCACTCATCTTTCTCTCCTTCTACGTTAAAGTTTATGCTCTTCAGCGGTTAGTCGAAGGTATAGTTTAAAGTATTATACCTTCTCGTCAACGAGTTTTTTAGACTCGTATTCTTTTTCAGTTAAATATGTAATCGTTGCACCAACAGTTCTAAAATTTTTTTTAGCCATCTTGTTTAGTTTCTCCCAAGTTGCTATCGGTACTGCAATCGACTTCCACTTATCTGTATCCATTTTAATCTCCTTATCTCATTGGGGTGGAAATATGATTAAATTTTAAGGCAAAATTTAAAGAAAGGAAACCACCCCAACTCGATTCATCATAACAACACTTGTTGCCTTTATGACAAAAGTGTCTTTTTTGTTTTACTATAAAATTACTTGTAATGTCAACCATAAAATCTTATTTTTTCTTATATAATAATTCACCCATCATTTTTTGACTGTAGGCAAGAACTTCTGCCCAATTATTTTTTGATGATGGTTTGTTAAAATCATTCTTTGTTAATGTAATTGACCTTGTTGTCGTGAAAGACTCTACTGGAAAAAACAAAACTTTTTCTTCTGATAATGCAGCGAGTGCTATAATATCGCAATCTTTTCTAGTGTAACATCTTCTGTCTTTGCCCTTACAGATAAGAAAAGAGAATCTTCCGTCCTTATCACTTTCTAATATTGTCTTGACCTCCACTCGTTGTGCCACTATCAAATCTTTACCTCCCACAACGGCTATATCAACTCCATCTTGTTTCACCGTTGAAGCAGCATATCCGAGCATAGATAATTTAAATACAGTTAGATTCTCACCTGCATTACCTACTATCTTTTCGGCTCTTACACTTTTAACCATTCTAATATCCTTTCTCCTAGTGTTATGTTTGCTAGTTTGTTTTTGTTCAATAATGTTTTTACAATATGAACATCAACAGTATTCGGACATACCAGGTCAACATATAACACTTTATTCTGTTGCCCTACCCTATGTGCCCTATCTTCTGATTGAACACGAGACTCCAAATTAAAATCATTTGAATAATAAATCACATTCTTCGCGGCATGAAGTGTCAAACCCATACCACCTGTTTGTGGATTACTTACAAAGAACCTCGTGGGATCAGCCGAATCTTGAAACCTCGCAATAGCATTGTCTCTATCTGCCATAGTCGTGTCGCCAAAATATGTAACCACGGAACTCGCACCATAGATTTGTGCTAACTTGCTTTGTATTTTTAAAATGTCATGTCTGAACCTTGACCATATAATAACTTTACCTTCCATCTCCTCTATGACTTCAAGTAATACATCTAACCTATTGTTCTCTATCTCTTTTGTTTCGCCTTCATCTGTAATCAGATACCCACACAACAACTGTTGTAATCTCAAAAGCCGTGTCATAACCTCTGGAGTTGTAACCATCTCTCCACTTTCGAGAAGTGCTACTGATGTTTTCTTAATACTCTGATAATATCGCTCTTGCTCCATTGTCAGATCAACTTGCCTGGTTGTGTATATTTTCGGAGGCAAATCCAATGCCTCATCTTTCGTAATTCGATACGAATGTGCTTCAACTTTTTTCTTTAGTTCTTCTAAATTTTTATATCCTATAATCTGATTGAATTGATGTGATCCCATCTTCATTGATTTAATCACGGCATATCGTCCTTGAAACGACCAATACGATTCAAACCCCAAAATTTTTTTACTCATGAATAAACATTGTGAGTATAAATCGAGTGGCGACTTGGTTATCGGAGCACCCGTCAATATTCTTTTATACCTCGCACCTTCAGCAAATTTTATCAAAGCCTTGGTTCTCTTCGCCTTGATGTTTTTGATTGTGGTGGATTCATCAACGGCAAGTAAAAAGGTGCTTCTGTGAGTAAACATCTCCAAAAACTGAAACACTTTCTTTGATGCAAAAGCCTCAACATTGACAAGAAGTATTCGCAAATGTCTTCTTGCTTCACCGCCCACGGAGCTTTTTAAATCTGCTTGTTCTCGTTTGTTAAGAGTAGATTTCCATGTATATATCTTCGGAACTATATCATCTGTTAGATGTGCAGGTATTTCATTGTTCTTCCAATTCGTATACACACCTTTCGGTGCTACAACAATCGCAGTATCTATTTTACCATTCCAATAAAGCCAAGCAATATTATCTATCAATACCTTTGACTTACCACACCCCATCTCCATAAAGTATGCAAAGTTTTCTTTGTCATAACTTCTATGGAGTGCCTCTAACTGGTGCTCATAGGGTGTAGTTTTAAAGATAAAGTTCTCAGACATTTGGAACACTTATTGCATGAGTTTTAATTTTTTTTAAAATCATTTACCTTCTTTCATTAACTTCTTCTTGAAGATAGATAATACTTCTTTATTATCGTTAGATAATCCCGAGTTCATTTCTTTTTTCTTATCTATTCTTCTTTGGATTTCATGACAGGCCCACACTAGACCACAGTTCACGGAACAAAAGAACCCGAACTTCTGAATATACTTACCTGTAAATAGTTCGTAGTTATATCTAACTTTACCTTCACTATCTACAACAGGTATTTCTCTTTTAACCTTGAGGTTTTGAGTGTACTTCTCTCCAGGCTTTTCTCCAGACATTTTAATTATCTCTGGTTTACTAACCTTTTGACAATTATAACATCTAACTTCTTTATTCAGTAGTCTAGGGCCTGCTATATCACTTCGTCTCATTATTATCCTCCTATAATTCTTGTGTCCAATAATCATAAAGATCATTAATTGTTTTATCATCTGCCGTCTCAATCCATCTCCAAGAGTTCTTAGCTTCTTTTTCTTGCTCAATGATAAATTTAATTTTATCTTCTCTTTTCATGTTTCCTTCCTCTCGTTTTTTTGTTTCCATCTTTTAACGGCTATACTATCTCGAACCATCAAAGCAACTGTCGCTGCAATCGTTCTGTTGTCTTCCTTGGCTATTCTTTTTATTTGCTCGTACACCGAAACACGGACATTTAAAGATTTGAAACCTACATCTTCATAATCAAGATCATAGACCTCTTCGGCATCTTCACTTACTTTGCTTCTGGGAATGATGCCGTCAACGTAATCTCCGACTTCCTCTTCGATACTTTCCTCCCAGAGCTTTTTCGTACCTCCCATGATATCTCCTATAAATAGTTAATTGTACTTATATATAAGTAATACATGGGATAGCATAAGTCAAGAGAGGATTATATAAAAATTTATATTTACATAATTTCTCCTTGTATTTTATGACACTTTGTATTAAAATGAAGTTGCTTAGGCGACATTTCATACAAGGTGTCGATTAATTTAATGAGATGAGGAAAGCATTTTCAATCCAATGCCTTTCCTCATTTTAAAGGTTCACATAAAATTTTTTATTCTAGTATCGGACTCGATCTAATCGCTAAGTCTTTTGCCTTCCTTGTTTTTCTTTTGCCACAAACCTGGCACCTGTGAACCTCGACTACATCTAAATGCTTAAACTTAACTCCGATCTTTCTCATTGCTACTTGGCACTTGGTGCATTTCATCTTATCTTGGAATCTCACTATTGTTCCACCACTATTTTGCATACTGGACATTTATAAACTCCTTTCAGTTCCGTTTTTTCTAATGATACATAACAACGGATACATAAATTTAACTCTTCTACTATTGTTTGATCTTTTGGTAAATCAGATTTCATTTTTTACTCCTTTTGTTAATAGTGTTTCTGTCATATTTTTTTGTTTAATAAAATTTTTTAAAAATAGGTGTAGAAAGTGTAGAAACGTAGAAAACACTCTGTAACCCTTGGTGACATTAGATGTCTTTTCTACACTTTGGTTACAGTTTCTACAGTTTAAAGCCGACCGCGTCATATTTTTTGGTTTGCTCTTGCAAAAATATGGTAGAAACTCTACTATGAGAGCATGGCACTTACTAATCGTCAGAAAACTTTTGCTAAATATATTGTCGAAGGAACATACTCTAACTCCGAGTGTGCCAGAAAATCTGGTTACTCCGAAGGTCAGGCCAGAAAAACTGCTAGTCTGCTTCTTAATGGTAGAGACTTTCCTCTTGTAAATGAATATATTAAAGAACTTCGTGAAGCTAGAGAAAGAAAGTATGGTGTCACTCTTATCGGTCAACTCAAAAGGTTTGCAGATCTGTCGAAAGGTGCAGAAGAATCTGGACAGTTCTCGGCAGCCGTCAATGCAGAAAAGTATAGGTCTGCACTCGGTGGTCTTGCTATTGATAGGAGAGAAACTAATGTTACACATAATTTAGATAAACTTTCTCGTGATGAAATTGTTGCTAGACTTTCTGAACTTCGTAAAAACTACCCCTCTGCGTTCATTGACGGAGACTTCAAAGTGGTTGAAGAGAGAAAGGGGAAAGTCAAAGCTCTCTCCAACCTGGGCAAATAGCAATTCCCGATATTGCTCCGTGCATCTCAAAGATAGATCAAACATTATTCAGAAGTCAATACTTTTGATGAACAATCGCTACAACAATCTCTTTTAACATATCCGTCCCAAGCAAAGTTCCAATCATCTAAAGTAAGTTCTTCAACAATAAACTGT